TCAATAAGTCAGCAGTAGAACCAACAAACAGATTGTTGTTTACTGTTCCACCTTTCGCAGTTTCATTTTGTTCTTCTTCTTTCTTCAGTTCTTTTACTTGTTTCTGAATAGCAAGAAGATCTTTGTTGGCGTCAACCAATGTTTTCGTTAGTTGTCCAACGACTTCAAATGCACGTGGATGTTCAGATGCTTTTGCCAACTCAAGCAATGAGTCAAGCGCATAAGAACCCTTTTCGATTACCTGATACAAATTGCTACGAGCATACTCATAGTCAGTCTGTATGTCTTTGGCTTGATCTTTTGATCTAGGAACCACAATCGGTGCTTTAGGATCATCAATTATCAAGTCACCTTCAATTCCCAAAATCTCATTCATATTATCAGTCAAATTTTTCATTTTTTAGAACCAGTTTAAATTTATGACAACTCTAACTTTCTGGTCTGTGCAAGAAGTGCTTGAGTGTATTAAATTTCCAGGAAAAACAACTAATCTGTTTGCTATACAATCAATTTCTTTCCCGTTTTTAAACAGAGTTTTCCCATTAGTTGAATTAATATAATATATGCCAGTAATCATATCTGAATCATTAATGTCACCATCAACATGCCAACCATGAAAATCAGAAGAAGAAGTTCTAGTGAGTAAATTTGCCTTCATTCTAGAAATAGATCTTATCGGCAACCTATCTGTAAATAATTTTACAGTTTGTTCATAGTGTTCGCTAAAAATTTTGAAGTTTCTAAAAAATAAATGTTCAAACTGAAAATAATTTTCAGAGTTGTCATAATTTACAAAATCTCCATAGTGCCAAGGAAATTCTGGTGAAAAAATTTTATTAGAAAGAGATTCCCAATCTTTTTCTGGCAAAAAATTATCAATTACATCAAATTTTTCCATAATCTAAACTCTAATATGTTAATGATTGTGCCTGTTCACTCCATCAAAGTAGTCGTATCTGTCAAATGCATAACCCCAAGTGCTGTTGGCACTGATGTTTTGATAAGAAATACTTGCTGCTGAGTTTGCGGTTGGTGAACCATTCGCATACTGACCAGGAGTAAGAATAATCTTATGATGTGGACCAATCTCAGTGTCAATTGCGTTGTTAGATTGTTGAGCAACCATATCAATAATGGTGCGTTTGATTACACCTCTGTTGCTTACTGGTCCAAAAAGATAACCTTTGATGGTAAAGTTCCAAGTGTAGATAATTGCTCTACGAGTAACGAAGTCATTCTCATATGTATCTTCAATGCTCATATCGTTGAACACTGTAGGAATGTCATAGTAATCGCCGATTGCTGGAATCAACTTTAAACTAGAAGTCCATTCAGGTCTAAAGAATGGAAGGATCTGTTCGTTGACTTGAACCGCATCTTCATTGTTACTGAACATACCATACAATGCAATTTGAAAATCATATGGGATTGGCGAATATTGAGCACGAACAGAACTAGCACCCGAACCAATATTCGTATTCTTGTTCATTTTATTTAATGAACGCTCAGGCGCATAATTCATATTGATCAACTCAAATGATAAGCGTGGAAGCTGAATCGCAATCTCACGGTCAATGTTTGAGTCAGAGTTGATTCTTTGTAAAAAACTTTCTACTGGACCATAGGCAATAGGAACGCCAATTGTTTGTACTGGTGTTCCTGCGCTGTTGTTACGCACGACACGAATATCGTTGAACATATTACCAAACATGATAATATATTTTCGAGTAACACCGTTGTAAAAATATTGCCAGTTCGCCATTAGATTTCACCGAATGGATTTGACTCGCTCCAGTCAACAAAGTTGAGTGTCTGAGTCTGAGTTGTATAGTATTCGTTGTTCGCTTGATTGTCTGTATCTTCGATACGATACCCATCATTGATGATAAACGAACCGTCTTCAAACTTCAAACCACCGCCATCTTCAAGCAGCAGTTGATAGAAGTTCATATCACCAGAGTATGCGGTTTCAATCGAATCAATAACATCAATACCAGTATTGAGTTGCTCATGGCTGTATTCGAACAGTTCACAACGCAGATCATAAACCTGCAAAGAACCCATTTGATAGAAAATAGATTCGTGTTCTACAAACTTGACTTCAAAGATCTTGCCATTAAGAGGAAGATAGATAAGATCGCCTTCAGCTGGACGACCGATATCTTTGGTTGTTTCAATATCTTCCATCTCTTCAGAGAAACGGCGACGAGCAACTGTTAGTGTAACTGCATCACGAATTTCTAAACCAAACTTAGAAAGGAAATCGCCATCACCCTCAAACCCATCAACAGACTTAATGTACATCTCAATTGGATATGCAGTATCAAAGGTTGACAGTGTATCTTCGCTAAACAATAGATCTTCATTTACAATTGTTCTGGGCATATAGAACACTTCCATGCCATAGATACGAATTGATTCGATGATGAGATCCTCGATGAGCACTTGCTCCATCGAGTTTGTATAGTTGTTGAAATAATGATTAACAGTAGGCATGAGATTATCCAATCATATCGTAAGTAGGAAGTGAGTATGTATTGATCATCTCTTCTTCCAGTCGCTTAATCTCCTCATCTGCCTCTTGATAGATTTGTTCGCCATTAAAGGTAACGCCACCTGGTAACTGCATACCAGTAAACTTTTTCAGATTTGTGCCCCATTGACGCTTAATTAATTGCGTGGCGTACTTACGAAGCCAACGATCGCCCCAGACGTCCGCAAACGTCTCAGGATCAGCCGTTCTATAACACTCTATGATAATGTATTCGCCTGCAGTAACCTTCGCCTCCCAGTCCATGTCAATGTACAGGCGATCCATATGGCGATTAAAACGGAACATCTGTTTGCCAACAAACAGTTCTTGCATCAACGCAATGCGTTCCATAGACATAGCGTAGTGAGCAAACTGCCCATGCGCCCAGTCATAGATTTCATTCAGTGTAATCTGATATCGAAGGTTGAATAGATTGTTGGTGTTAAGACCAGCGCCAATTGGAAACAGATTAACAACACCAATAATAGATTCTGGCAGCGTGATGTACTTGTTGGTAATATCCGCTGATGTTACTTGATACTTGTAATAGTCGTGATATGAACCATCGTAATGAAAGTCACGATAGTATTCAAGTGCGTCAGTAATACGATCGTCAACCTGATCGTCATCAACATTGATTTCGATAACTGGTGCGCCAAGTTCACGAAGGCAATACTTCTTAAACTCAGTTCTTGTAGTTGGAGCTGCCATAAAAAAGTCCCAGAGAGTTTATCTACTGGGACTATTTATATCATTTGAAAAGTTGTTACTTAACTCTTGCCGAGATAGAATGCACCCGCAGCAAGGATAGAAGTCTTCAGCCACTCAAAGTGTACAAGGGCATTTTCTAGTCTGACGAATTCTGTTACAGTCTTTTGTGTGTCAACAATACCGAACAGATAAGAACCACCAACTTCCTGAGTGATCGGAACAATAATGTCAAGACCAGTGAGACCACCGACCATTGCCCATGCACCCAATGCGACCATTGAGAGAACAAAGATACGGCGAGTCAGTTTAGCAAACGGATCATTGCCTACTCTATTCGCAGCTGCGTCTGCCGACTTGGATGCGGACTCTCTCTCCTGATTGGCGATGTCCGCTTTCTGCTGACGATCCGCCATCATCATTTCCATCTGCTTCTGCTTGTTCTTTTGAGCGTTGTCCATAAATTTGAACAAGCCACCCATAAGTGCGCCGCCACCCATGGTAATTAGTTCGACTGGAATCATAAGTCACCTCTTTCTTTTTATTATAATGGTGTCTAACCGTATTTAGTAAAAAGAGGATTCCAGAGAGTCCTGCCAGAAGTTTAAGCCATGTTGGGACCGAAGAGACTGCTTTTTCTGTGCTGAATGTTGGCTTAGAATCTGGATTGATGATAGGAGTGCCAACAATAGATTTATCAGAGTCAGACCGAACTACAATCTCGCCGTTATCTTTTGTTATAACGGTTTTGATTGTAGTCGGTTGCTCTTTATCTTCTTTGACTGCTTGATGTGCTTCGCCTAGACTGAGAGCAGTGGTAATTGGTGTGAATGGTGTACACCCAACATTTATAATAACCGCAACACCAAAACCAAACATCCTCAAACAATTCATACAAGATAGCAATATCAGACTGTATATTTTTGCATTAATTCTGGGATTAAATTGCTTGGCACATATGCACCCAAAGACATAATTACTCGTTCACCATTTGAGATTGGAGTGCTTCCGTGAATTTCTTCACTTGCGAAAATAATCCACATATGATCTTCATCTATATCAAACTCCACTCCATTTACGGTAGGGTTTCCGCCTTTTTCTGGAAGCACCAATGGGATATTACATCTTACATGAGAGTAACCGTCGCCTTTCATGTCAGTATGCGGTTCTGTATATGCGTTTTCTAAAAAATGATTACCGATAAAATGTCCAAATTTTGGTTCATCATAAAATTCAAAAATACCGAATTTAGAAAACACATTTGACACATATTCTTTATCAATTTGCACAAAAGGAAAAAACCTTCTACCGTAACCATTAATAACAAAATGCTGTTTATAGTTTTGTAAATTTTCCAATACGCTTTCTTTTAGAACTGACACATTAAAATCAATTTTGCATAATCTACTCATATTTTTTTACCCAATTAAAATGTATTGTATGGAAATCCTTATCGCTTTTATTGCTAGTGCTTACTTTCCAAGAAGAATCAATTTCATATATTCTACCTGGTTCAAGAAAATAAGGATTGTCGTTTATATAATAAACGTGCTTTTTGTCTTCAGAAAGACTTAAGATACACATGCGTTCTTCTTGTAAGTCTTCGCCTCGTGCATACCAAGGAGAATGGTATTTTTTTGCCAACAATTTATTTAGAAACATTTTTTTAATCGTGTTTTCTCCCACTATATTTTTTATGATGTAATCGTGAAAATCTTTGATATAATGTTCATATTTTTCAAAATTGTCATACTTAACAACATTTCCGTCTGAGACGTATGTTTCTGCTGGCCATAAAAATGGGATTGATCTGGTGTACGCCGTTTCATAAAAATTTCTTCTTCTATATTTCCAATAATCCCATTCTTTTTCTGTTAATTTATCAATCAAATTTAACAGTTTATCTATAGGAAAACTTCCAATTTCAGTAATATCTTGTTTTGCGTTCATAGTAGCTCATTAAAATTAAAATATTATATAATCGCTAATTCTAAAACAATCTTTAATCTCAAAAAGTAGTTCAAGTTGCGAGAATCGTAAATCAAGAGAAAGAATAGCACATGAATTTAATGTTTGAGGTGCTTTTTTGTGACAAGAAACTCCCATTGTCATAACATTATCATCAATTTTTCTCATTCCCTTTAAAAAAAGCTTATTTGGGTCTACAATAGACCCAAAACTTTTGGTTTCTTTTTCTACATCATAAACCAGCAATTCTCCAGTTTTTGAAGAAAGCGTAAAAATATTATTCTGAAAGAAATCAATATTATGTGCGTGTTTCCCACCAGAAAAAATAAATTCAGCCTCATATGTTTCAAGATCTAATTTCCAAAATTCAGAATCAGAGTCTTTGTTTCTATTGTTATTTAGACAGTAATATAACGAATTGTTTTCTGGATTATATTTTATTGAGTTTAAATGTAGTTGGTTGTGCTGATATGTACTAATTGAATATGGCGGTTCATCAATTATACTTTTTGTTCTTGCACAAAAGAAAACACTTCCTTCTTTATTGTGAATACCAATTGTATCATTTCCAGTATTTGCAACATATAGAGTATCGTTGACACATTCAATTTGATGTGTGTCAATAAACATTTGAATTGGCACCTCTTCAATTAAAGAAAAATCTTTTTTATTAAATTTGTACAGAGTTGTATTACTTGCAATTAAGAAATTTTCCCCACACTCAGTAATACCAAATGGTCTTAGATCGTTAAGTTCTTGTTGTATGCATATACCATTTTTGTTGTGCGTTTTACCCAAAGAAAGAATATCTGGTCCAACAGCAATTAATGCTTTTGTTATTAGATCATACGCATAAAATAACGGAATATAAGATCTAGATCCTATATCATCTGGCGTAACAATTAAATATCGCATAAACTATCTCCACCTTGGTCCCTCGAACCAAGAAATTAAACTATATCTTGTTCCTTCAGTAATAGGCGATATGTTATAATTTAGATATGATGGGAAAACAAGAATTGATCCTTGTTTTTGAAATTGAAATTTTGTTGGTGATTTAACATGCTCAAAAGAAAGAACACCGCCTTTATATGCTGATTGGTCAGAAAGTTGAACAATAATTGATAATTTATTATCGTATGCTTTCGTTGATTCCCAATCAACATCACAATAAAAATTGTTTGCGCTTGTATTATTTTGATTGTGTTCAATTAATAGCGTTTCAGATATATCAGTTATATCAAAAGAAAACGCATTTCTATTTGCTTGTTTAACATAACTCCAAAGAAAATTCTTAATATCAGAATATTCATTTGAAATAAATTTAATCTTACCTTTTGGCGAATCGCTTTCTGGTAAATTGTGTGAAGCATCAACTACTGCTTCACACAATTCTTGTTTCAATTCACCACGCCAAAGTTGCCAACATGTTTTTTTAACTGTATTCATAGTAATAATCAAAAGGTGTTATTTGAACGTGTTAATATATTCCTGCTTTAAATTCTTTTTGTGTATTTCTTCTAACGCTTCAAAAAGTTTTGATAATTCAGCAGTTGATACAAAAGAATCACCTGGGGTGTTTGCAGAAGAAAGATTAATTTCTGGATCTAATGTTTCAATCATTGAAATATATTCTTTACGAACCTTTGCTTCTTGTTCTTCTTCCTCTGCTGCAAGTTCAACTGAATATTCAGCAAAACTTTTTACCGCACCAGCTTCGCCAGCGATTAATGCATCTAAAATTTGTTCAGCATAATCATAAATGTCGTCACGAACTGCAGTAAATTCAACTTCTTCTTCTAGTTCAAGAAATTTTACCACGCAATTTGCTTTATCACGTTCAGTTTCTTCTAACCATACGCCGCTATTTTCAACAATATATTCTATAGTGTACATTTTTGTATGTTCTCCATTAAGCTGCATTAAGCTGTTCGAACAACAAGTGTTATTGGAAACCTACTTGAAGACCAGTATTCGCCAGGCACTTGTGCTGTTTGCATATATCTCCATGTACCACTAAGTCCAGCACCATATGTCTGATTACCTCCAGGCACTCCAGAAAACGGGCTGATTGTTGGTTGCATATATGTGTGAGTTGCATATCCGAGTTGCAATGACCCCCCAGAAACAGTACTGTTTCTGGTAAGCGTTGTTAAACCATTTCCTTGTTGACGAATACCACCAATTGAATAGCTTCCGACAGTATTAAATGATGTGGATGGTGTGCCAGCAGGACCAGTAGGACCAGTCGGACCTGTTGGACCAGTCGGACCTGTTGGACCAGGAGGACCTGCAGAACCTGCAGAACCAGCAGGACCAGCAGGACCAGTCGGTCCAGTCGGACCTGTTGGACCAGCGATGCCTTGAGATGCCGTTGTTTGTGTAGTTCCGTCAGGAAATGTGATTCCTGTTGATACTAGACTTGTTGCCATAATTCAGCTCCAATTAAAATACTTTTACATATTTATACAAATTGTTTTTGATTGTTTTTATTTAAATTTTGGTCCTTGAATCCAAGTAACCAAAGATTTTCTTACCCCACTAAGCACTGGTGTTACACGATGAACTAGAAATGAAGGAAATACAATAACAGTTCCTTTCTGCCTAATTTCTTCAGCGTTTGGTTGTGGGTATTGCGCATCAAACTGTAAATTGCCACCAACATAATCTTCGCTTTCCGAAAGTTGTATCACAATACTTATCTTTCTATCATATGTTGTTGGATTTGCCCAAAATGTATCGTAATGCCAATCATAGTGACCAGAATTTTCTGCTCTATATGTGGTGTGTTGAATTTCTCTCAAATAATCTATGCAGAAGCCAAATGCATTTTTGTTTGCTTCTTCTGCGTAATACCAAAGTAAATCAACAATTGGCTTTAAATCTGAGTTTTGTGGATCAAACCATTTTATTTCGCTTGTTCTCAAATTAGCATTTGCTGATGCCCCATCGTACCCGATAGTCGCTGGAGAAACATCACAATTATTTGAATGTTTCTCAATTAAATTGATAGTTTCGTCATTAATACCAAACTTCCAATATTGCCATAGTTGATTCATAATATATCTCGCAGTAATAGTGCATTATTATTTAAACTGGTGTTGCGTCGTTGTTAGCAGCAGGTGCCCATGGCAGAGATGGTTCTGACACAGGTGTAACCTTGTCATCAATCTGCTTCTGAATCTGACCATTGACATGCTCTTCATAAGAACCAACAACAATTGCCTGAATCCAGCCAAGAACATCTTCTTCAGTCAGATCAGCAAATGCGATAAAGTTTTCTGTGTTCTCAGAGCTGAATGGTGTGGCGCCAGAGAATGTACCTTCGTTGCCGTTCTCATCTGTACCGATCTTCTGCCAGTAAGTTTGAACAACAGCGTTTTCGTTGTCACCTTCGTT